TTTAGAACGTGGTTCAAGAGTAATGTCAGCAATCCATAAAAGACTTTACGTAGGTCTTAAACAAGAATTTAAATTACTAGCTAATATTTTTAAAACTTATTTACCACCAGAATATCCTTACGATGTTCCAGGTGGACAAAGAAATATTAAAGTTGCAGACTTTGATGACAGAGTAGATATTTTACCTGTTGCTGATCCAAATATATTTTCTATGTCACAAAGAGTGACCATGGCACAAACACAATTACAATTAGCACAGACTAATCCACAAATGCATAACATGTATCAAGCGTACAGAAATATGTATGCAGCAATTGGTGTAAAAGATATTGACAGAATATTACCACCACCGCCGCCTAATCAACCAAAAGATCCAGCAATCGAACACATTGATGCGTTAGGTATGAAACCTTTTCAAGCGTTTCCAGGACAAGATCACAGAGCACACATTACAGCTCACTTAAATTTTATGGCAACTAATTTTGTAAGAAACAATCCTAGTGTTACAGCAGCGTTAGAAAAAAACGTTTTAGAACACATAAGTCTAATGGCACAAGAACAAGTGCAATTAGAGTTTCCACAAGAAATGCAAATGTTACCACAACTACAACAACAAGCTGTTGGTAATCCACAAGCACAACAACAACTACAACAGATAGCACAGAAGATAGAAGCTAGAAAAGCTGTATTGATTGCAGACATGACTGAAGAGTTTATGAAGGAAGAAAAACAAATTACATCTCAATTTGATCACGATCCACTACTTAAATTAAAACAAAGAGAAGTAGATTTAAAAGCTATGGAAGAAGAACGTAAAATCAAAGAACAAGAAGATAGAATTAATTTAGAAAAATCTAAGATGTTGCAAAACAGACAGATTACAGATGACAAGCTAGAACAGAATGAAGATCTAGCAAATTTAAGAGCTGATACAGCTATTGAAAAATCGTTGATATCTGCTGATGTCAAACTGGCTTCAGACAAAATGAAGGCTAAAGATGTAAAGGTCTTGAAAGGCCCTAAATCATAGTATATAGAAACGTATAGGAGAAAATATGGCAAAAGAAGGTAAAGGAATTAACTTCCAACAGTTCGTTAACAAAGACGGCTTATCTAAAGGCGGAGTTGAGATTCAAGTTGCACCTCAAAACTTAGAGATGGACCCAAGAGGAAAATCAAGTTTTAGAGCAAGAGGATCTTACATTGCAACTGGAGATAAGGCTGAAGTTAGAGGAACTAAAAGAATGTTAGCCGATAAGAAAAAAACAGCTAAGTGGTACTAGTATGTGGTTGTCGGCAATTAAATTAGCCGTTTCTGCTGGAAGTAAAATTTATGCTAACAAGCAGAAAACGAAGATGGCTATGTCAGAAGCACAGCTTATGCATGCCTCTCGTATGGCCGAAGGTAAAGAAGCTTACCAGGGCAAATTATTAGAAGCTCGTCAATCAGACTGGAAGGACGAGGCCGTTCTTATAATTCTCAGTTTGCCCGTGGTAATTTTGGCTTGGGCAGTTGTATCAGACGATCCGGGAGCCATGGACAAAGTAAAATTATTCTTTGACATGTTCTCTCAGCTTCCATCATGGTTCACAAATCTTTGGATCTTGGTTGTAGCGAGTATTTATGGTATAAAGGGAACTCAAATTTTTAGAAATGGAGGAAAAAAATGAGAAATGATTATGGAACAAGACCTTACAAATCTAGGTTCGGTGGCAAAGCTGCAATGAAAAAAGGTGGCAGAGCTAAGAAGCAAGGATACAATGATAGACTTGATGAATCTTTAGGAGCTAGACGTGGAAAGAAATCTCAATCTATGAAAGCTAGAAGAGATGAATCTAAAGGTATGGAAAAATCTATGGGACGTAGAGCTTACGCAGCTGTTAAGACTATGGATAAAAATAAAAGGAAAAAATAATGGCCGGAGTAGGAGCAGCATTAAGAGGATTTGGTAGAGCTTTAAAAGGTAAATCTAAATCTAAATCTAATTTTATTAAAGATAAATCTGGAACTATTGTAGGTGTTAAACCTGGATCAGGTAATGTGCCTAAACACGTTAGTGCAGGAAAAAATTTAAAAGATAGAGCACAAATAGTTAAAACTAACCAACGAGTTAAAATTATTGATAGAATAGATGCAGCTGAAAAAAAAGTTAAAGAAGGAACTCAAGAGCTTAAAAAATTAAGAACAACCGGGATGACTGGAAAACCTTATTTTAAAAGAGGAAGAAAAAAATATTTTCCAAAAGAAGAAGGTAAACTAGCACATAAGATTAGGAAGAAAAATGACTAAAACAGTTTTTGATTTAATGCATGTTCCAGGATATGGTATGCCAGCCGGTCGTAACAAATTTGGTTATCCAACTGGTGGAGATAAAGTAAACATGAGAAAAGGTGGTCGTATTGGACGATCAAGTAGAAAAATTAATAAAAAAAGAAAAGGAAAATAATATGCCTAATACTAGAAGAATGAATAGACTTGAAGAACTTGGAAGAGTAGATGCTGAAAAAGCAAGAACTCGAAGAGGTCAAAGAGATTTAAAAGACGAAAAAAGAAGACTTGTAAGAGAATTAAAAGCTAAAGGTGGTAAAACTAAAAAATCTTTTCCTGATTTAACAGGCGATGGTAAAGTTACTAGAGCTGATGTTTTAAAAGGTAGAGGTGTGTTTGCAAAAGGTAATATGGTTAGAAGAAATAGAGGCGGTGGACCAGACATGGGTCGTAGACCTAGAAAAAGAGGAAACCCGGCTGTAATGGAACCAGCACCAAGAAAAGCATCTCCATTAAAAAAAGCTAGAGATAGATTTAGAAGTGGAGGAGTAGCAATGCGTGGAAGAGGTTGCGAAATTAAATAATGATTAAAAAAATTAAAGAATTCATTTGTAAACTTTTAAATATTAAAACATGTAAATGTGATGATATAAAAGTTTCACGTGAAAAACCTGATGTGCTTCAAGTTTTAGTACATCAAGCAAAACAACACTGTGACAGTCACAAAAGATTTATAAAATCTTGTAAAGACTGCATAGCAATAATAGCATAAAGGAGAAAATATGAAAAAAGGTTATCATAAAACTAAAGACGGACGTACAGTTAAAAAAGGTTTGTACTACTACATGAATAGAGCCAAAAAAAGAGGCACTAGCAAACCAGGTAAAGGAACTGTAACAGACAAAGCATTAAGAAGATCAGCCAAAACAGCAAAGAAAAAATAATGGCTGAAAACCCTATAAGAAGAACCACTGGTAAAGGTGGTAATTATAGAAAAACTAAATCTGGAGCTGGAATGACAGCGAAAGGTGTAAAAGCTTACAGGGCTGCAAATCCTGGAAGTAAATTAAAAACAGCCGTGACTGGTAAAGTGAAACCGGGATCAAAAGCTGCAAATCGACGTAAGTCGTACTGTGCAAGAAGCGCAGGCCAACTCAAA